TTTGTAGAGTTAACAGATGCGATCGGTGAGTTTGATGAGGGATTTATCTATATTCCGCACTGGGAGTTTACTAATCCTACGCCAAAAGGTGACGTTATATTAAACGTTCCTTATTTCGAGCAACTTGATAATTCGACAGTTTATCACGGCGCTGGTTCTAGGCAATGCAATATTACGTCGAACGCAATGGCGGCGGAATTTATTTTGGGCGATCGGTCGATGCAGACGTTAACGGTGATCGCCAATCAAAAAAGAATGTCGGAAGCTGAATCAGCTTATGGGGAAATGGTTTACGCTTTTGGTGATACCACGGATCACAACGCAAATACTTTTGCGTTGCATCGACTAAAGCTTGAAAGCTATTGGAGTACAGAATTAGAGATCAACGATATTATTTCTAGTATTAACAAGCGGTTGCCGATGCCATTGGGGATGCACTACAAAAACAGCGGACATATTGTTTGCGCTGTTGGTTACAACCTTGATCGCGAGATTATTTACATTAATGATCCGTTTGGCGCTCGTGCAGGTAGTCAGAACTATTATGCTGTCGTTGGGAACGGTGCAGGTAAATTCGATACTTATACCTTCAATACTATGCGAAAAATCTGGACAGCTTCTCGTGACGGTTGGGGTCGCGTGTTTACCGCAATTGCTGGTGTTAAGACTGGGATGTAGTAAGGTGTAAGGAAAAGAGGGGGCGATCGGATTATTTGATTGTCCCCTTTATGTATTATTTTTGTTATTTTTGCTAATTTAAATTATCGAGATACAATAGTTTATTATTAAATGGACTATAAATATTGTATTAATGTATTAACTATATTATAATATAATATATTACTAAAAAGTGTTGTCATGCAATTACATGGTTGTAAGTCTTGTGTATTTGCTTGTGTAAATGCAAGCAAAAAAGATATTGAATCTCAGCACTATTGTGTTGAAGCACTTGGGAGTGATGGATACTATACATGGGGAACCCCAATGTTTCGTGACATGGGAGATGATGTATGGTATACAGTAACAAATGAAATGGCGATTCGATCACCCGAAATTGATTCCAATGGGAAACCTGAATGTTCTTTTTTTAAGCCTGCGACATATAAGCTTGTTGTGGGTGCTGATATAGGTGATGATAACGGAATTTTCGACGGTGGTATATTCAATTCCGTCGAAGAGGCGATTACCTACGAAGAAAAAGAATTTGCCTACAAGTATCATGAATTCTACGGGGCTTTCGTAGAAGTTGTGGAAACAGGTCGAATGCTTGCCGCTTCTAACGGCTACTGGAAACAAACTGAGACAGATACCCATTATTGGCACTGTCCGCTACTATAAATAGATAAAAACCCTCAATATTTATTTTTGATAAATATTGAGGGTTTTTTGTGGTAGGGTTTGATAATAAATAAAAGAGGGGGTGATCGGAATAATCCGATCACCCCCTCTTTTTATGTTTACGATAAATCGGGTTTAACTCCCGAATTTTCTATCAGTGTTTTTGCCAGACATAGTTTTGCTTTTATTAGTTCTATCTCTGTTTGTCTGGCTAATTCAAGCTTGTTTGTTATTTTTTTTCCTGCTCTCCATCGAAGACATTATTTAATTTGTTTGAGTTAAGTGAACCTCCAATTATAGGTCGTTTCCACAAAATAAATCGAAAGTGTAATTGTTGTAAAAAGTCTTCAAGCATTTGAGCAGCAGCGTGTGGGTGCTTAGCTTTGTTGTAGCTTATTTCAACAATGCTCTTGTCTAGTCCGCCGCGACGTGTATTTACACCGTAATCTACGGAATATCCGGGTAAATTGTAAAATGTCGTGAATCTTGCAAAAAGATCTTCAGAGACACCATCACGAAACGCACACTCTAGTAAGTTGCAAGCTTCGTTAATTTCTACAACTACTTCATTGTTCGGAATACTCATTTGGTTCACCTAATAATCAATAAATCTATACTAACTTATTTTAGTTATTTGTGCAACTTAAATCACTAATTAAATTTATTAAGTGTATTGTTATTATTGCATTTATATGTTATATTGTAATAGTTTATTACTAATACTGGTAACAAAAAAACCATGCTGCAATTAAGTGAAAACGTGCAAAACTTTTTTAATACTGATTACTTACAAACACAATTAGTTCTTTTTGAGCAGTTGTCACAAGAAGCTAAAGATTTGATTGTTACCACAATGCTAAAGCTTGACGAAATCAGAACTATCGAATGTCGTATAATATCTGTAGAAGAACTAACTGATGCCTTTACGAAGACAGGTCATTTTGAAATAGCAAGAGCGTGGTATGGTAAATGGCTTCTCGATAAAGCTGAAGTTATGGAGGAAACAGCTTGATAAATAAAAAAGGGGGCGATCGGATTATTCCGATCGCCCCCTTTTTTATTACTTAGCTACTACGCGATCTAATTTTTGCACAGCGTCCCAGAATACATCCCAACCATTCATACCGCCGTTAACGATCCGACGCACACGTTCCCAGTTTTGTGCGTTAGCTGCTTGAGATACTTTGCGATCAAGGAAATATTCAGCAAGAATTTCAGCCGCGGTATTAGCTTCTAAAGCTAGCTCTGGATGTTCGATTAACGGTAAATTTAGTTTTCGCCCGTAATAAACATAGTTCGATCGCCCGGTAATCTGGATAAATCCGCGACCTTTGTAGCGCGCACCATCACCGGGTTGTGTATTACCAAGATCTTCGCGACCTTCGTAGTAGACATAAAAATAGTCATCACCACCGTATTCTGGGATTGGGGCAAACCCACCAGTTTCGACTTTAACTGTAGCTAGTGCAGCGATTAAAGTTAGACGATCTAATATGCTGCGCTTTTCGAGGGTATCTACAATAAAAGGTAAATTTGTTGTTGCTTCATTTAGCGAACAGCCCATTACGGATACCGCGAGTTCTGGCGAAACAGCTTCACGTTGCTTGTGAAAACCCAATAATTCTTTGCACTCAATCAGTGCTTCTGCTGCATCTGGAGTAATACTGGCGATCGGGAAATCAAATCCTTGAGCAAATCTTCGATAAGCGGCGTCAGAAACAGAACCCCAAAGACCATCTACTACAACAGGTAGTCCTAAAGTCCGAAGTCGTGTCTGCACTTGGATAACTAACGGGCGATCGCTTGCTAATGATTTTAAGCTTAATGCTGAATTCCCTTTATATATGTCTTGCAGTTTCATAATTATTTTATGGGGCTGTGGGTGTTTGTGCTGGGTTAGTCGTTGAATTCGCGGGTGTGGTTGGGGTTGGGGCGATCGGTGGTGGTGCTGTAGTTTTTTTGCTCCATTCTCCGAAGTTTCCCCAGGCGGCATAGCCCGTTAACCCATTACCGTTTTGGTTTAGGTGATTGAAAAATTCTTCGCGCGTTTGATAAGGTCCACCATTTTTGAGATTCCGAAGTTGAGATTCCGTTACCAAACCAAAAGCTTTTTTGATGTCTTCGTCTTTACCGTCTTTAAGCGTATCATTGACTTTTTTGAGCATTTCAGCTTGATCTTTTTCTACAGCCTGAGCCGTTCCGATTCCGCCGGCTTGCCTCATTGTTAAGCCACATTTAGCAAAGTTTTGTAACCGTTCAGTCGCAGATCGGTTTGTATCTTTGAAAACTTCGTCTTTACCGTCAAGCTTCCCGCCTTGCACAGAAGCTGTAATTAGATCGTAATCGATTTTGAGTTGCGGAAATATTTCTTGGAATCTTGCAGGTAAGCGCGAAGGATCTCCTGACTGTAAGGCTTCTGCTATTACTCTATCTTCGTAGGTTAATCCAAATTCTTTTATTGCTAAAATTTTGGCGATATCTTCCTTGATTTTCTCTTGCAACTCCTGTCCCTTGAGTACACTATCAGGAATCATGCCGGCGATCGCCATCTGAATCCGAGTGTTCGGGTCGAGCTTCAAAATTGCATCCTTGTCGCTCAAACCTTTACTGCCTTGCGGAGCGCCTTCACCAAAAGTTTCGTTTAAGATTCCATCAAGACTTTGTTTGCCTTCTTCTCCCAAGCATTCACCCAAAACAGCTTTGGCTTTTTCGACCATCGCTTCGCGAGATCGCTCTGAACTTGTTTGCTTAGAAACTTCGTCTCCGAGCGGTGTCGATGTTAATGGGGGTGCCAGCATATTTGGTGAACCGCGACCCCCCAACATCTTGAACGCTAGGTCTACTTGGCAAAAATGATAACCTTTATCACCGGGTAGTGGATTTGAATATTTAGGGGAGATTGTGGTGCAGACACTGGGTGCTATAACTTTGTCCCCTTGCTGCACGTACAGTAACGGTGGAGTGAAAACATTTTTGCTTTCCTGGCGATCGCTCAGTTCGTGCATTTGATAAAGTTGCTCGACCAAGTGTGACACGTCGTGCTGTATGTCGTAGAAAGTAACGGAGAAACGAAATGTTCTCGCTCCGATCGATTTAAAGTTTTGTCCGCCACGAATGTGATCTCCTTCTTGATCACTCCATTCGGCAGATTGTTCCTCAGAAATTTCCGATACACCAACCCCTAAAAATGAGCTACCCGCTTCTTTTAAGTCCAAAACTTTTCCGGAAAGCTTGCCGTTGAGGAATCGAATGGCGATCGGTGAAGCTCCTGGTTGAATTTTTGCATCGCGATGCTGTTTAGAAATTGGTGATGGTGGATAGTTAACGCTCGGTTGAGAGTTGCTGGCAGTAGCGCTAGGTTTTCCACCTTCTGGTTTTTCCGCTCCTGCTGTTGTTTTTGCAGCAGCTTCTGCTTTATTGTCACCACCAAATAATTTTGTAAAAAAATCCAGCGGATTTGAAGCTGCTGCAGGCTTAGCTTCAGGTGTCACCGTTGCTCCTGTGGCGGCTGCGACACTTGGAACTGTTGTTGGTGCTGTTGTTGCAACCGTCGTTGGTTTAATGGGTTGAGTTTCAGGCATAAAAAAAGCGCCTTGGATGGCGCTCTATTAGAGTTAGCAACTAGAATATGGAATTTTTTTTTATTCTAACGATTAACTAGGAATTTGGTCTTTAAATTTTATTTCGATTGGACTTGGGAAACCACTTTCTTTGACGATTATGTCATTTAGTATCGTCAGTCTTTTATATTCGCTACCTTTTATCTCTATGTGTTTGTCATCATATTCGCAAGCTATATCCTCAATATATAGCTTAAACTGTCCATTCTCTAAATATAGAGCTAGGTTTGTTATTTCTGTTGGGAATCCTTTAAAAGGGACTATATCTGCATTACCCACATTTAAATTCCAGACCCAAACTTCAAACATTTTAACAACAGAAATAATTGAGACATAAATTAAAATTTCTGTTTCTGTATCGACACAGCCACCTTCATATACTTGCGGTGGGATTGTAATTTTTAGCATTCAGCTTATTTCTTTATTTGATATTTTTATTGTATCTTAAATATTATCTTTAAGTACCAAACTGACAAATACAACGTTTGGTGCTGTTGCAGACTTAATGCGTTGCGTTTTAAGCATAAAAAAGCGCCTTGGATGGCGCTCTTTGTTAGAGTTTACGACTAGAATATGGTGTCTCTATTTTAGCTGATCGGGTTGTGGGCGATTGAGAGGATGCGGGTATGTTCCGTGTTTAATTGTGATTTCTGTTAGTATCACCTCAATCCACTTGCAATTGGTTTTTATTCCGTTGTCATCTTCGTCGCAATCTTCAAAACAAATGTTTAGCGTGAACTGATTTTCGTATCGTCTTAATGTTGCTGTTTTGACATAACCAACAAAAGCATCTATCGCATCAAGATCGAATTCTTCTAAGTTTAAATACCAGTGACACGCTTCATTTGTTTCAACCACCGATCGAATTGAAGCATAAATATTAAATGCTTCTTCGATAATTGTTTTATATTCGGCTTGTTGTGGTAAAACTGTAATTACGATGGGGAACATTGTATTACCTTTTTGATTTTGTTTATTTTAGTGCTAAAACGCTGTATCTCTATTTTAGCTGATTGGGTTGCGGGCGATCGAGTTAAACACGTTTTGAAGGTGCGAGATTGCGAAAGCAAGTAAATTGAGCGTCAAACAACAATTTAATGGTTCCTACAGGTCCATTCCTGTGCTTACTAATAATTACTTCTGCAATACCGCGATCTGGTGTATCTGGATTATAATATTCATCCCGATAAAGCATGATTACAAGATCTGCATCTTGTTCTAAACTCCCACTTTCACGTAAATCTGACATTAGTGGGCGTTTATCGTTTCGTGCTTCTACACCACGATTTAATTGTGATAATGCAACAATTGGTACATTTAATTCTCTAGCTAAACCTTTAAGACTTCTGGTAATGCGAGATAATTCTTGTACGCGATTATCACTATTACCTTCCATTAGTTGGAGGTAATCAATTAAGATTAATCCGAGTGTTCCGCCTTGTTCAGCTTGAAGGCGTCGCGCTTTAGATCTAATTTCAGTAACTGTGATATTAGGGGTGTCATCAATAAATATCGGTAGTTCTGATAAATTACCGATCGCCCGACTGATAGGTTCCCACTCATCTTGATTAATGCGACCAGAGCGCAGTCGATTGCTCTGTATTTTTGCTTCATTTGATAGTATGCGCTGTACTAATTGCTCTTTTGACATTTCTAAACTGAAGAAGGCAATTGGTAATTTTTGGTTTTGTGCTACATATTGTGCAATGTTAGTACAAAAACTTGTTTTTCCTATCGACGGGCGAGCGGCAACAATAATTAAATCTGATCGCTGGAACCCACCAGTCATTGCATCTAAATCGTAAAACCCACAGGGAATGCCTGGAAGTATAAGTCCTTCACTACGACGTTCTAGATCTTGAAATGTTTGGTTCAGTGTTTCTCCGATCGAAACCAAATCTTGTGATGAACGTTCTTGGGTTATTGCAAATATCTCTTGTTCTGCACGATCTAAAACAGTTTCAAGTGGTGTTGCTGTTTCGTGACCTAGCGTTACAATGTTGTTACCGGCTTCGATTAATTTGCGACGCTGATATTTGTCTTTAACCAAAAGCGTGTATTGATCGATATTGACGGCTGATACCGTGCGATCAACTAACTGCGTTAATTTACTAATTCCACCAACTTGTTCTAATTGATTGTGATCTAGCAGCCAATTAGTCACAACCATTAAATCAACTGGTGTGTTTTGGAAATATAAGGCTAGTGCAGCTTTGTAGATAATTCGATGTGCGTTAAATGAAAAAAATTCAGGACGTAAAGTTTCAGCAATTCTTGAAATTGCATCAGGATCGATTAAGATGCCACCAAGAATTGCTTCTTCGGCTTCGATGTTTACCAGTAGTAAGTCGCTCATTGTTTTAAACCTTTACTTGTTATTTGTGTTTTTCAGTTTTTCTCTCAATCCTGTTGAAGTCATGTGAAGTCTTTCAAAAGTTCCATACGATAGTTTTTCATGATATTCTAAGAATTCACAAGTGGTTTTAATTGGTAATCCAATTTCGTCAGCGACTTTTACAAGAGATTTGCAAGTAAACTTACCTTGAGCTTCAACTTCACAATTGAACAAAAATAAAAGTGATTCTTTGCATTCAACAAAAGTCTTTTTGTATTTTTTACCGCGTAAATCTAAACCGCTTAATGGTGGATCGTAGTGAAAGCAAGTAAATCCATCAAGTGCTGTAAAATGGTAAACAAAAGTCATGTGCGTTTCCTCAATCACTAAGTTATTGATTGAAAATGCCTCAGCATAAAACTGAGGCATTTTGTCTGCTTAAATTGGTAATGATAGTTGCCCGATTGCCCGTCCTGACAATTCCCAAGCATCAATCAATTGTTTGGCTTCAGAAACAGCTAGTTCATCCCGATCGCACGGTGGGATTGTGAGCATAAATCTTGCAAACCCGTCATGTTTTTGGAAGCACAGGCGATCGGGATGAGAAATGTAAAGGGTTTCAGCATCCATACTTTCAAAGATTTCAAATTCTTTGTAGACAGCAAGCAAGCGCCATGATTCGTCAACATAACCCCAGCCAATATCAAAAACTTTGTCATTAACGTAGATATCATCGTCATACTCGATATCTACGTTAACAATATTTGCAAGCAGTCTTGGATATGCTAATTGAATAGCATAAAAAGTTTTGCCGTTACAAAGCTTGAATATATTCGATATTTTCAAGACTTTTGCAACATCTTCTTTGACGCTTTTGTCGATCGTAAAATCTGAGAAATACTCAAAAAAGTTGAAAGTGTTATCGACAGGTGTGAAAAAGGGAACTGTTAATTCCCATTCACTATTTTGTGTTGATTGTGTCATTGTTTTGTTCCGTGACTAAATTTACTTTTTGATGACTAATTCGATCGCCCGATAAATAGCTTGTGCTACCTGGACTGCAACGCCATTACCGATACATTCGGAAGCAAGATCGTTGTTGGAACACAGATAATAGCTATCATCAAGACCTTGCAGTCTTGCCAACATCCGCGTGTCAAACTTAACGATTACACAGTTGTCGATGAGAGCTTTGAACTTCTCATCTACACTGGCATTTTTGAGATTTGTTTGGTTTGCAAACAAGGTCCGATCCCAATTGCGAGCGGTTAATGTAAGCCCTGGGCAATCGCCTGTTCTCAAGGTTGTATTTGAACCGTTTCCGCCAGAAATCAAAACAGATTTTAGTTGATTTGCGAATAAACCTCTAGGATATGTATTTGGTGTTAGCGTAACCCCAGGGCGATCGCCCATGCGTACTGTAGGCGTATTATTTCCTGCGTTAGCACCGGGAATAAGTACAGCACGTAGTTGCGCGGCTGAAATTCGTTGACCTGTAATAGTTGTTGATGGTTGACTTCCTTGCCTAGCTTCCTTCATAGAAAACTCTTGGGTCGTCACCATGAATGCTCTAAGCCAGTGAGATTCGCATTGTGCGGAACCAACGAGTGTGTAACAAGGTTCATTACCTGATTTAATAGTGATCTCGCGACCACTATTTTTTCCATCAATAATGCAATCAAAAAATCCATTCAGCTTGCCACGGGCGATCGCCTCCTTTACCCTTTTTTTGTGCCAATCGGCTAATCCATTTTCTCGCTTTTTCGCGGGTCGAATCGTATTACCTTCACTGATGTTCCACTGCAATTCGCCAGCTTCATCCCAATACGATATGAAGCACGGGTGATCTGGAATCAAATCTGCTACAGCTTCTAACCAGCCAACCCAAGGTTTTAGAGCTTCTCCAAAAAGAGTAGGTTGTGGAAACTCAGTGTGGGTTGGTGGAATCGGGGGAACTTGACCTATGTCCGATCGCATAGCGATAACATACAAGCGTTTTCGAGTTTGCGGCGTTCCATAATCTGCTGAATTAAGTTTGAATTTTTGAACGTTGTAACCCAATCTTTTGAATCCGTTAAACAGAATGTTATATGAAACAGACCCTTCATAGTTCTCAACATTTTCGATTACGATAGCTTTTGGTCGCAAGTATTCAATGTGTCTGATAACGGCTTTAGCGACACTAATATCGAGTTCGCCTTCAATATCTTTTTGAGCGCGAGAAAACTTTGTGCAAGGCGGTGATGCCTGATAAATATCAAGCTTTCCGGGTTCGATACCGAATTGTACAGGATCTACTTCCTGTATGGGTGCTACGATAATGCGATTCCCGTGATTGGGAATATACATTTGTTCGACTTTATTTCGACAAATTTCATTCCCAAAAACAATTTCAGCACCTACTTTTTTGAAGGCGTGGGTTATTACACCGCCTCCACTAAATACAGTAACGATCGTTAAACTCAAGGTTCTTGCTCCGTTTCTACAGTTCTTACTCCAAGTGTTTTTACCCACTCCTTTGCCTGAAAAAGCGCCCAACCGTCCATTGATTCTAAGAATGCCCCAAATTTGTACATAAACAATTCGCGAACTTCTTGTGGTGACATCGTTGGCGCAAGTACCAACACAGAACGATATATTTCTTTGATTAGTGCCTCTCTTTCAGGGTTAGGCGCTGGTTCTTCTGCTATGAATTGTGCACTAGCTATTTGATCGCGAAAAGGATCGTCACCTTCAATAATTCTAGGGATGTCTGAGGTCATGTATAGTATCTCCTTTTTGTTGATTAAGTGCTTTCAGTCCCCCTTGTTCTTTGACCCATTCATACAAGTCTTTTTCGATCGCCCCTTGTTTGATCGCCAGTACCCTTTTTGCTGGCGTTAAATCATAGTGAGGGAACCAAAGTTTGTGGTGTTGAAAGTAGGCTTTCTTTAATCCAATTTTTTGTGCAAAGGAATGCAATTCCTCTAAACTGTCAGGTGGGAAATTAGCAATCCACAGGTGACACCAAGTGTTTCCATACTTTTTTGTTTTACCTTGCGGTTGGGCTAGAAACAAGCGATCAACATATAGCATTAATTACTCCCTAAGCTTGTGTTGTATTTTGCTTTTTCGATCGCTAGTAATTCGCTAACTTTCAATATTTCATCATTTGAATGTACCACGCCTCCAGTATTTATATCAAGGTAAAGCTGAAGTATTTCTTCACGAGTTTGTAAATCATTTATATTGAAAGTGAAGTTGATTTGATGGGAAAACAATAACATTGGTTTACCTTGTCGCCTAAAGTCTTTGCGATAAACATCTCCAAAAACAGGTAGTTGGTTCCCCATAAACAAACGCGCTGCTTGAAGGCGTTGCTTTCCATCAATCAAAACCATTTGTCCTTCGACTCCCTCAAACCACCTAGGACAGTTGAATATAATAGCCTTGTTCAAATGACCGCGTTTGAGAATGTATTCGACATATTTAATTTGTTGACTTTGTGACTAAACATGATCTCGCTGAAAATCAGGATCTAGATTTAGATTGTTTTCTTTTTGAAATACTTGCAATCTTTTTTCAAGATCGTTCCAACTAACTGTGTATGTCTGTTTACCCCATTTAGAAAGCGCTACGATATCATCCCATTCCATGTTTTTACCTCAGTTTAAAATTCAAAAACCTAGTAATGTTGTTATACATTACTAGGTTAACAATTTGTTTATTGTGTTTCACTATCATCAAATTCGGTAATTGTAAACAAAGAGTCTTCGTAGATAACTTTAACGCCAAGATGCTGCCAGTCAGGTTGTGTGCCATGCAAGTGAATTTCAGAACCGCCTGTTGTATACTTACGTAGTTCTACAGCGCAGACATTACCTGAATATTCAGATGTAAGGTGATATTGGTATTTATTTAGGTCATCATTCATTTCATCATCTACTTCTTTGTCTGGGGAATCGTAGAAGAAAACGAGTGCGTCTTCAGGACACTTCTGTAAGCATTCAATTAATTGGTTTCTAGTCAACAGAGTTCTCTGCGTTTCTTTTGTTGGTGACATGGTTTAACCTCTATTTGTTTTGAATTTTAATGTTTTTGATCGCCAGCATTTCTGTCAGCACTGTCGATCGCCCCTCCCCATCTCTGCTGATCGAGCTTTTAGTGTCAAAAGTAGTGATTGTGAAACCTAAATCAGAATAGAGTTCAAGTATGCGATTTGTTGCATAGTTTGAGGCAACAATTGGATTATCGAGTTTTGCCAAGAATTCAGCTAACCGTACTTGATCGCCCCAAGTAAATCCTTTGGTGTAACTAAAAGATGCACCTGTTGCAGATACAGGATCGTATGGTGGATCTGCGTAAACAAAATCATCATGGGCGATCGGAACATCAGCAAAATCACCACAAATAAATTCCCAGTTTTGGAATACTTTTTGATAAGCGTCAAAACTTTTTAAATATTTGTGGTAATCAGAAAAATTTTCCTTATACAGATGCCACTTCTTGCGATCGGGTTTACCGTGAGGTACATTCATCCACCCTTTCTTATTACAACGAACGATTCCATTAACGCAAGTTCTTTGAATGAAATAAAGTAAATTTGCAGTTTCAGGACTCAGCTCTCCGCAATCGATCGCCCGTTGATTGAATTCAAGACGCCGTTTTTCAAATTCAGTAGGCGTACCTATCATTTCAAAGTATGGGGTTAACCCGGCTTTGACTTGATTGTAGAGGTTGATAACTGCCGGCCAGCAATCGTTCGCTAACACACGGTCTGGATTAATAACCATCACGTCACCCAAACCGCCGGCAAATAAAGAAACATATCTCACCGAGCGATCGTAATATTGTGCGATTCTTGGTGCAGTTTTAGTTTTTCCACCTGGCCATTTAAGCAATGGAGCTAATTTTTTAGATTTTTCCATTTTGTTCAACAAGCTAATTGAGAAAAATCACCCGCGTTTTTATTGCGGGCGATCGGTTTAGTCAAGTTTAGAACAACTTGCCATTTTCAAAATCTTCGTCGGGGTTGCTGGGTCCGAGCTGCAGTAAATCTGCTTCACCAGTTAATTCTGCTACAGCCGGACTTGCGGGTAAGCTGGCGATCGGTGCAGGTAGCTTGTTTGCATCGGCACCCTTGTAATCTCGCTGCATATCCCAGAGCATTTCCTTGCGATCTTCAGCTCCCTTGACAGCCAAACACCACTCAAATAGGTTTTCTGTTGTTGGTTTTGTGATATCTGCAATCCTTATGGATTCAGATTTATCTGTTTTGCCAACATATTCAGATCCAAACTTGACCTTTGGTGCAAAAAGAGCGTGCACCCTATCATCAAAACCTGTACGTTGCTGCATTCCATTTATTTTTGCAAACAACTTGTCGGCAGAGCTGTAGAACTTTTTCAGTTCAGACAAAATATTCCAACAAGCTGTGCCTCTGAATTTTAGCGAAAAGGGAATTTGATGGAGGGGGATTAAGTCTGAATCAAGTAGTACGACTTGCAATTTAATTGCATAGTTGTACGGTCGTTTTTTTCCTGATGGTACATTATCAAATTCAGCTTTAATGAGTTCACCTTCAGGAGAGTTGTACCAACAAACTGGTTTGTTTACAAGGTTGTTTGCTTTGTTTTCATCAGTTCTGGCGTAATACCAGAACGGGGGTGACTTACTCAATATAGAAGCATGGATTTCTGTGAAGGAGATCGCCTCGAAAGGTTCCCCACCTTTGATTTGGAACTTTTTAAATTCTGCTGGTGGGTCGAGCCAAAGAGATCCTTCTAATTGGTCGCTCGGAATAAGTATCATGCCCCGAGCGTCGCTGATGGCATACGGAAGTACCTCGTCGATTGGCGCAAAATATTCTTCTGCTATCAGAGAAGAATCAAGCTCGTACATCTTTTGTGGTTTGAAGACTTGAGTTTCTGTGATTGTAGAATCGTTATTTTCTGCGTCGTTCAATTTAGATTTAGACATTGTTTTCACTTTTTTGTGTTTATTGTACATTTGCGGTTCTGTTCTGCCGTACCGCGACTTGGCGATTGTAATTACCACCAATTAGTAAATCGAGGGAGATTACCTTCCTTCCTTCCATACCATCCTCGACAAAATTTCTTGGTGAGGCTTATTACCTTGACCTGCTGGGGAACCATCCCAGTTTTTAGCCTCTGTAGCAGGAATCAATAGCCATTCTACTGTTATGTCTTTCAAAGTCCAGCGGATAGTTTTTGTATGTCTTTTTTTCATCCGTTTTATTGCTTCGTTTTTGTCTAATGCTAAATTCATTGTTTTGTTCTTGGTTTTGTTTTTGCGGTCTTGTTCTGTTGTATTGGAACTAGGTAAGCGTATTTCGTAAATTCGATAAGACTAAACTAACAAATGTTGTAAAGTTTGTCAACCCAAAAGTTGTAAAGTTTAGTAAATTTGCGTGTGATTAGTCCAAAACCCATTTACATAGATTTGGGAAATCTTTTTCTGTTTGGAGCATCCCAAAATAAACAAGTTGATATATACCATCATGGTAAGTGTATTCACCGATCGCGCTCATATTCAAGCTTTCGTACAATATTTCGCCAGCACCATCACCATCACCATCACCATCTATTTCAAACCCTTGCTCAAATGGTAGGAAGTCATCTATACCAGCCATCTGTGCCGCCGCGTAACTCCAAGCAATCGCAGATACTTCATCCCCGTAGCACCCAAAGCATGACTCATCTTTGTGTTCCGCTTCTAAAGTTTGCATTTCTGCTGAGGTGTTATATACCCAATCTTCGACATCACCCTTAATATGCGGACGTAACCAACTAGGTGTAACCGCAAGATGTCCAAGTTCGTGAAGTAGATCGCCAGGGTGGGTTTTCTCGTTATAGTAGATAACCCCACGATCTAGCCATATATCTGGAAAAAATGGCTTAATGTCACTGCTAGGAAAGCTTGTATCACTAACTTGCCTCACATCTAACCCGATCGCCCGCGCCCAGCTTGCGACCTTATGACAATCTTCAACCCATGAAGTAGCTTGTTTTACAGCGGTTGTTTCTACTTTTACTGCGATCACCATACATCAAAACTGTGTAACGACAAAATTAAACTAATAAAAAGTTGTATAATTTGTCAAGGTAATATGTGATAAAGTTTAATATAAAGATAAAGTCATGTAGTAAAAACTGTGAACAAAGTAAGAAAAATTGGTGTAACCGAACTGAGAAGTAAACTAAAGTTTGTGCGCGATCGGGTTTTGGCTGGGGATAAATATTTGTGCTTATTTCAAAAACAGATTAAAGGTGAGATAGTACAAATACCTATCGAGACAGACTTAGATCCCGCTGTAGTTCAGCTTAATATGCAACTGTTTCGTGACAAACTTAAAGAGTGTTACATCACTCTTGAAAAAGATAAAACACATCCTGGTTTTGTGATTTGTCTTTACGGGCGACCGTGGGGTATCTTTAGGCGACCTGTGGTATCCAATAACACAAAGCAACCATAGGCACAAAAAATCCACAGTTGCTCGCTGTGGATTTTTTATTAAATGGACGAAACGAGGGCGATCTGTGTTATACAGGCTGAGGAGTTCTTAGTACAGAGGATGTAGCAAGCGCTTCATCTTCATCTTGTTCATCATCCTCTTCGTCTTCCTCTTCGTCTTCGTCTTCCTCTGAAATAGAAGCTTCTAGGTTATTTAGCGAATCTGCGCTTATTCTTTCAAGATCTTTGGTAAGTAAAACAAACCGTGTTCCATCTGGTACGTCTTCAATACCAATTTCACTCAGATCTATTACGCCACCACTAACAACAGCATTCATCACTTTTGCGTAATCTCCAGGCAAGCAATCGGCTTCCCTTAAGAAACGCCCTGCCAGTACCAAATTTCGTTTTTGTACCAAAAAGGAATTACCACCTCGTTGTGTAGCAGCCACACCTCTAGCAGAAGAGGGTTTACCGTAGTATGTGTTTTGTGCTTTGAGTACGTTTTCAAGATACGTTTCAGTTTTTGGCATCCCTTTATCGTTTACGTATCCACACTTTTTTGCTAATTCCTTTTTTGTTAATCCCGCGTTTTCGGGTGCCTGGATAGTTGCAAGTAGCGCGTCGCCCGTCAAGTATTCTGCAGACATATTCGTATCAAAATATAAAGACTATTGTCAGATTAGCATATTTGAGGAATTTGTGTATTGCCAAAAAAACTTTGACAATTTTTGCCAGAGTTTTGCAGGTAATATTTATGTGGATAATGCTTTTTTGAATAATGCTCGAAATTTCGCCCAAACTGGATAGACGATCACCATAGCCATTTTATAATCAGTCTCCGTTATTCCCCAAGTAGTAGTGTCAAGCTTGATATCTAGTGCAGCTCGGATAATATCTTGTTCAACTTTTCCTGTAAACTGACTAAGATCTGGATCTAGCTGATACTCTTACAGACACAATTTTACCTAGTCATGATTGCTCCGATCGCCCGCCTAGAACTGTTCAGCAAGACTAACAACCGTTAGCTCAACAATTTCGGATCTACCAGTGCTTGATTGTTCAAGTATTGTATTTATATTTATCACCAAATATGTTGTACTCTTTATATTATAATGATATACTTGTATTACAACAACTAACTTAGGTAGTGATTATGACAACTAAAACTACGCACACCGGACGTAAGCTAACCACAGAAGAAGTAAAAGCGATGCTTTTACGCGATGCTAAAAGAGAAGACAAAAAAAATAAGCTTGTTAGATACGACTGGGATAAGTCAATCAAAAGTGTTTTGTGGAACTCGAATTGTGGTATACCACACGATAAAACTTGTGTTGATGTTCATATTGAAGGTCGTAGTCGTCATTATGTAGTTTATGATGAGCGTACACAAGAAAATGTTGTGTTATCACAATCACAAATAACTTCTGAGGAAATCAATGCTGGTTGGTGGTTGAGATCGAAACCGAGTATTTCAGGACTTTCTATGTTTGATCTAGAAAGTCTTGTTATCGAAATGGAAGAAGTCGGTGTTATCAAAGCATTACTTAATGCTGGATTTACCTTAAATATTATTATCCCATCACGAGTGTTTCAGTAAAAAATACCGTTAGTGAGTAATTCTCACTAACGGTATTTTGTTTTTTACTAATCAATAAAATACTTTAATATTATGTTGATAGATTGGAATACTACAATACCAATAGGATTAATTGTTTCTACTTATTGGAATAACGAAGTGTTTATTGTGCGTAATACAGGAATTGATAAAATTGGTTTTGATCGCCCCAAAGGAATCTACTATCAATCGCCAGAACTCAAGATTGCAACTTGGGCAAATGTATGGACTTATCGGGAGTATACCGATCCCAACATTACTAATCTAATAGATCCTGCTTGCGACGCGGTGTTTATCCCAAAGAAATTTGAGGAGACGGGGAATATTGGTAGTCGCGAAATAGCTGGAGATTTTATTGCTGCATCCAAGTTGTCGTGCTTGGTTAAACAAGACGATCACTATTCTGTATTGCCTACCTGGAAACCGAAGTGGATCGATCGCATCGTTGCTGAAGATCGCTGTCATATTAACGGTATAGCGCTATCGGGTAATGGAGAACCAGCTTATGTTACAGCTTTAGGAACGGGAAACAAAAAAGAAAGCTGGCGATCTGAGCCTGTCGCGGGCTGTATTATAGATGTCAAAACAGGACGGGCGATCATTGATAATTTACGGATGCCGCATTCACCGCGACTGTATGGAGATCACCTGTGGGTTTGCGACTCGATGCGCGGTGAACTTTCAATAATAGATATCAAAACTCGCAAACGGTATCCTTTTGTTAAATTTCCAGAATTTGTGCGGGGTCTGGCTTTTTGGAATGAGTGGGCGATCGTCGGGCTTTCAAAAATGCGCTACAGCAAAGGTAGTTGGGAAGCTGGTTCAGGAAGATGCTGGCTGGCGGCGGTAAACCTAAACACAGCAAAAGTCGAAGCTGTACTAGAGTTACCGGCTAACGAAATATTTGACGTGCAAGTATTACCATTTAAAAACCCTGTGGTTGTAGATCCGCGATCGTCCATACTCGATTCTTTGTTGATTTTACCAACAAATGATAAACTAGATATCAAGAAGTGTCGATAAAATTTAATTTAAATGATCATCAAACAACCAGGTAAAGCAAAAGTTAAAAATAAATCAGTAGTACCTTCGGAATTTGGTAGTATTACGATATGCGCTCTGCGATACGCGCAAATGGTTGTAAATTGTATTGAAGAAGTCGCATTTGTTATCGAAGCGACGAAATATAATTGGAATTTTTTGTCAGACAAAGATTGTATTATTATCTATCTAGATACAAAAGGTATGATAGAAGGTCGTTTAGCGCCTATACCAGCACCCGAATATTTAATTTTATGGGGAGCTTTCGCTTTTTGGTTGGGTCAGTCCGAACAAGAAGATCAACAACAGACCAAAACAGAAGTCGTTGGATTAGGTTTTTTAAGTATCTATGCTTTACGTTACTGTGTAGGGCGCATGACCTATATGCCCTCTACGATCATTGATGCAATTAAGGAAAATTGGGAATTACTACATCCCGATGATCGCCAGCAAATCCAAAATGATGTGCAAACAGCTATCGCCACTCGGCATTTGGGGATGGCTTGGGATCGCGAAACTTGGTTGTCGTTTGATGAATGGATTGCTGAAAACATTAATAAAGTGGGAACGTGAAATGGATAGTGCAATGCTTGCAAAATATCGATTATTAATAGCTCGTTTAATTGAACGTGCATCAGATCATTTTAAGAAGCTTAGTCCTGATGCTAATAACTTTGATCTTGAAGGTTACTTACCATGTGTAAAAGATCGTCAAGAACTAGCAAAATCAGTACGTGAATGCAATGGTGACTTAGATGGGTGGGATACAGAAAATGCCTACAGCGAAGCCAGTTATTATTCACTGCTACTATTTTTTACTCAGGGATTTATAAATCACACACCGCCAAAAAAGAATAATTTTGAGGTTATCGCAATAAAATATAAAAAACTCATTGCGACACTACTGTTATCAAATGATCCCAATAGTTTTGATCTTGAGGATCATTTACCTAAACCAAGAGAACGCCTAGAACTCAGACAACTAATTTTTGAAAACAGATCCCGCGAATTTTATGGGAAAAATTTTAAAGATTGGTGGTATGAACTCTACGATGATGAAGAAGCTTGTATTCTTGATAGTGAAGATGAACTAAAAGCGTTTTTTGCTAGTGTACTTAATGCTTTATAAACAAAAAACCGATCGCCCGTTTAATTGCGGGCGATCGGTTTTTTGTTATTTTAGATTAGTTCACTGGTGGCGGAACCTCATTAGAGATTGTGCGACTGACAGCACGTAAGGGTCTGGGTTCATTTTTAGGTTTAGCAACTAATCGTAGGTTGATTATTACTGTGCGATCATAATCTAGTTCCATTGGTTGCGCGCGACCGAACTCTTGTGAGGAGCGCCCGCTCAATCCCGTACCTCCCGCACCTCTAGTCATTCCGCGAGAAGAATCAGCACTTTGTCCGCTCCCGTAGCGCTTGGATTGATAGCTTAGATTTTCTGTTGACCCACCGCGATCTCCACCTTTCATTCCCCCAATACCTTTAGAGCCTGAGTAAAATTCTACTACGGGAATACCCATGTGATTGGATTTTTCTGGAATGAACGTAACCTTAATCAAACCTAGATCTTCTTTTGGAACAGAATCTAAATCGGTTTGAATAGCTTCTGCTGAACCGATCTCATAAAAAGTAAACAGTCCGCGATCGTCGGCTGAACGTTCTATGGTTGTGGTAGTCTTGGCATTCAATCGCCAAGTACCAACCGCTTTACCATCTATTTCGATGGTGACGTCATTCTTTTCATGCGTATCATTGGTCAATTCGATCGCATACACATCACCATGATCTAGGTAGACGTACCCGTTCTCTTCTCTGTAAGCAAAGGCGCACCATAATTCTTTGTTACCTAGTGCGTCCTGTGTCCTCGTATCGTGTGGGGTGATAATACGTACTGCTTTTTTTTCTAAATACATAACAAACTTTTAGTAAAGATTGAACTAAGTATAACGCAATTTTAAATAATAAGCAAACCAAGATAAACAAGTTTAAATAAAATCGATCGCCCACCAATAAACTAACGGGCGATCGGCGGTACAATACAATCCTGAATTAACTAGCTGTTTTACCAGTATCTTCAGTTTTCTCAGGAAGTATGACTTGTGGTTGCCCAGCTAAGTGTGACTCCGAAGTCGGAATAACTGGTTGCGGCGGGATATCGCTGGGTTTTGCAACAACGCGAGGGTTCACATCTTTTGGCAAAATCGCTGGAGCATTTAACTCGTATGGATTCTGCGGACTCACGTTTACTTCAGACTGTGGTAAACCGGTATCCACTTGGATGGTGCGGATCGAACTTGGTAGATCGAGGGCGATCGCCTGTTCCGGTGATTGCTGGTATTCTGGTGAACCGTGAACCACAGCATCGGGCGATCTGGTGGGTACTGGTTGGGGTTGCTCAGGAATTTCTGAAGGTTTGTTTTCGTATGCCGATACCGATTCTGTAGGTGCGGGTGCTGGCGCTGGAGTAGGGGTTGGTGTTAGAGGTGTTAGTTCAGGCATTAGTTTTAAGTAAGGTTTCACAACAAAAAAGGAGTCTCGTGCCTATAGCGTCGAGACTCCTTGTGCGGTTTATCTTGGAAAGAATTATTTTTTATTTTAACTTAATTAACGCGTTTGATATTTTACTGTGGAGGCGGTTCTGGTATCACCGCTTCAAAGATCGCTTTTAGAGCTAGGAATTCACGT